ATACTTTAACCAGAAATGTTCTGGAAAAACAAAGTATTTACAATCAAGAGCTATTGCAGTCAATTTTAGTGGCTCTTCAACATCGTTAACTATTCGTAGATAACGAACACTATTAGAAACTGCTAATTGACGTTCATTCAGAGTGGGTGCTTGAAAAACTGCTTCCGCTTTCATAGGCTTAGTAACCATCTTAGAAGGTGCTTTCGTCGTAATTTTCTTTGAGCCATCATATTGTGGGCCCTCCTCCAAGGGCTTAAGTACAACTCTAAAAAGCATAGAAATAACCTTCTTGAGCAAAATGACCACTGCAACTCCTGCAGCAACTATACCTGCCCATTTAAGAAAGAAAGTGACAAATCCTGGCCACCTACTGACTGGCAAACCATCTGGCCCTGAAACGCTATCAAGTCTAGGAACCCTCTTAACCATACCAACTATTTGTAAGAAAACATCTTTCTGATTTGCTCGCCAGTTATGTTGAGTGAGATCTAAATCTGGTAATTTGATACAGTCTTTATATTCCTGAAAAGTGATGCCATAATGATGGTATGCATCACACTGTTTAATCTTATCAAGTAAAATTTGAGCCTCTCCATAAGATATACCATCTTGAAATTTCATTTTAGCATCACAATAAAATATTTGTCGAGCTATTTCCTGATCAACTTGCTGAGTATGTTCTTCATCCTCATTTTCTGTAAATTGCCATGGCTGTCTCCTTGGCATATTTTCATAAACTATATCGTCTTCTCCTTCGAGAGGAGGCATAAGCGGATCATTAATTAGAAGTCCATCATCCGTAGTCCCAACAGCATTAAAACTAGGATTAGATTGTCCGATTGAATCTAGCAACGCTGTAAAGTCAGTCTTACCTTTCTTACGATCTAAATGAGCGCTGACTATTTGATTAACCACTGCTCCAAAAGTAGTTCTTCCTTTCGAAACTCCGACAACAAAATCCCATTTCTCAACAGTCCATACCTGATCCATACCGGCTTGCAAAGATTGAGCAGAATTATCTCTCTTTAAACATTGCGCCAAATGTGAAACCATTTTACTATGATTAAGAACGTTCCCAATAAGAAATT